CTGCTATTAATGCAGTTTTATTTGGTGAATCACCTAAAGAATCAGCTCAAGAAGCATCTAAAGAAGCACAAGTTACGGTTGAAATGTCGGCTAAAAAACAAGTACCAGCTGAAGTACCAGCCGAAGAACCAATCAATGAAACTCCTGCTGCTGCTGATGAAAATGCTGAACCAGATGATTCTTCTGAGCCAATGACAGAAGATGAGATACAGGCAATGATAGATGCATCTATCATGATTGCTACCGAATCTATTTTAAAGGCTTGTAAAGAAATGATTGACAACAGTTTAGGTGAAACCAATACAGCAATGTCTGCAATGAATCAAAAATTGGAAGAATTCTCCAAACAAACTTTATCGCAACCTATTACAGAAACAGTTATTAACACTGCAAAATTAAATAGCAACTCCGACTACAGTTATTTGTCGGGTATAAAAAATAAAAAATAATAAAATAAACAATTAAAAAATTAAAAATTATGGGATTTGTTAAAGAAAACCTTACAAATTATGTAGCAGCAAACGAAAAAACGCTTATCGGAAAAGCAATTTTGAACGCAAAAACAATTGACCTGATTAATTTTCAGCCAGGGATTAAGGGTGCATCTCAATTGAACTTATTGGATGCGTCTGCTACATTGCAAGCTGGCGGATGTGGATGGACACCAGCTGGAAAAACAACGTTGTCCAAACGAAATATTGTTACTGGCCTGTTCAAGGTAAACGAGGACTACTGTGATACTGACCTTAATGGCACGTTCGCCGAATGGGCAGTCAATGAGGGAATAGGAAAAACAACTTTACCTTTTGAGGAAGTTATAACCAGTAAAACCATTGAATCGATTCAGAAACAGGTTGAAATGTTGGTATGGAAAGGTGATACTGCTGGTGCCACTGGTACTTACTTGGATATCACTGATGGATATATTAAAATTATCGGTGCTGCTTCTGGTGTAATTGACGCAACTGAAGCTGGTGTATCTTTAGCTACTAATCCAGTAGAAGCTGTTAATGCAATTGTGTCTAAAATTCCTGATGAAATTATAGATGCGTCAGATTTGGTAATTTTTGCAGGTTATGAAGTTATACGAAAATACATTGCTGATGTTAATGCTTCTAATTCATATCATTTCGCATTGGAATTAACTCCAGATTTAACAGTTATCATCCCAGGTACTCAAATTAAATTAGTCGGTGTAGGTGGTTTAAATGGAACGAATAAAGCATATGCTTCTACCTTATCCAACTTCTATGCAGGAGGTGATATTAAAGGCGATGAAACACAATACAAATTTTGGTACTCAGAAGACAACAGTGTATATCGATTGAAGGTTCAATTCAATATTGGCGTACAGGTTGCTTTCCCCGACTTTATAGTTAAATATATCGGATAAAAAATAAATGTGAGAGTTGAAATATACTCTCACATATTTTGATTAATAAAAAAAATAAAATAATAAATTAAAAAATATATAAAATTATGGCTTGTTCAAGTGCAACACTTTCAGGTATCGCTTTAGATTGTGGCAATACTGGTGGTCTTAAAAAAATTTATATCGCAAATATATCAGATGTATCTAGCATCGCAGTCGATGATACTGGTGAAGTAACAACCCTAGCGATGGACGCTGGGAAAACATTCAAAAGTTACTCGTTCAGAAAAGGTAACGCATCTTTCACTGTAACAGGTGCTAGAGATGATAAAAATGGAACCTATTTTGCGAAAACAGTTATTAACATTCAGTTCAACAAAATGGAAAAAGCTAAACGTGCCGAAATGGTACAATTGGTAAAAGCAAATGTATACGTTATAATTCAGGACAATAACGGAACTTATTGGTTTGTTGGAAAAGATTCTTATGTATCGGCTACAGCTGGAAACGGACAAAGTGGCGCAGGTATGAATGAGGGTAACTTCTATTCTCTTACCTTGGAATCGGAAACTGTTGAACTACCAAATACAATTTCCAAAGATGTTATTACTAGCAGTGTGGTAGATTCTGTTAATTAAAAAAAATTGGTTATTTGTTAAAGGTTGGTGGTACTAATACTACCAGCCTTTTTTTTATTTTACAAAATAAATAAATATTATATATAAATATATGATATACATAAAAAATAAAGAGGATAATACAATTACTACTGACGTTTGGTCAGATTTCATCGCAAATAATGTTGCAATATATATTGATGACATGTATATTGGAACTTATAAAAATGAATCGACAAAAAAAGAGTATATTGTTGTAACTATTCCATCAGCAGATTTAATTTCAAATAAAATTGAAAATAAAGAATATAATTTAAAATTTGTTAATAAAGATGATGGGAATATGATTAAAATTGAATTAGTGGTTGTAAAGAATAATGTTATAACTAATTCTAATTCAGTTGTTAATAACAAAAAAATAAAATTTTATGAATAAAGAAAAAAAACATTCTGTATTAAGTTTTATTAACTTTGCAGTAGAAAAAATGCAATATGTTATCAACCCTAATGAAAAATTTATAAAATGGGGTGCTGATAACTTACTTCCATTTCAATATTTAGATTTATACTATAAAGTTCCTGAGCACACAAGTTCAATTGACTTTATCGTTTCTTTAATTTTAGGAGAAGGTTTAAATAATGTTAAAATTGATTATTGGCTAGCCAAAAAGTTAGTTAGTGATTTTATTATTTTTGGCGGATTTACTTTACAAGTGATGAAAACTAGGGGTGGTGACTTTGTGTTAAGTTATGTTGACATTTCTAAATGTCGATTTAATTTAAACAAGACCAAAATTGGTTACGCAGCAGAAGGTTGGGACCGATATCGTCAAGAATATTCTTGGTATAATATCGCAACAAATTCAAAAACAGAAGGTATTTACATATATAAAAATGTTAATTCAAGAGATGTATATCCAACTCCATACTATAATTCATCTATTACCTCTTTATCTACGATGAGCCATATTGCTGATTATCATTTAAATAATGCAGCTAATGGGTTCTCTCCATCTGTAGTAATTAATTTTAACAATGGAATACCTGATGATGCCACTCAAAAGAGCATAGAAAAAGGAATCAAAGACAAATTTTCTGGTGAAAAGGGTCAAAAGTTCATTCTGTCCTTCAATGAATCGCCAGAAACGAAAACGACAATCCAAAAATTGGAAAATGATAATTTAGACCAAAAATTTGAAACTCTTCAAAAATTCGTTCAGAACAAAATAATAATCGGTCACAAAATTACATCTCCTGCTCTAATTGGTATTCCTGACACTGCTAAAGGATTTTCGAAAACTGAATTCCAAGAAGCTATGGATGTATTCACACATGTTGTGATTAATGGGTTTAGAAAGGAATTGGAATATGTTTTTTCTATTATTTTGGGTGAGACAGTTAAATTCGTCAATGAGCCAGCTGACCCTAATGCGATAAAAACAATTACAAGAGAAGAAACACTTGTGCCTTCAGTTCAACAAGTTACAGTTCAAAAAAATGAAATACCACTAAATACGGGAGGAAAATAATATGGATGCTAATAAAATATATTTAATAAGTTTAACAACGTTAAAAAATGATTATCCATTTGACGACAATCTTGAAGATAAATATATATTACCAAATATTATTAAATGTCAAGACTTCATTATCAGACCTTTAGTTGGTGAAGCTAAATGGAAAGAGATAATCGACCAAATAACTAATGATAATGTTTCTACTCAAAATGAAGAACTTATAAAAGAATACATTCAGCCTGTAATAGCATATTATGTTATGAGTGAGATAAGTTACACAACTGCTTATAAGTTGAAAAATGCTGGTATTGAGGACACTAATTCTTATAGGTTTAATGAATTGTTAAAAATTGCTAATAAATATCTTATTGATTCAGACCAATATCAATCACGTTTGAGACAATGGATGATACTTTATGGCGGATTAGTACCAGACCCATTATTTAGGTATAAGCACGGTTTATACCTAGGTACTTCTGATGATATTGATTACGATAATTTACCATAATACACTATACTACAATGATTTATAAATTAGCAAACGAATTAAAATATAATGCTATTAAGCATCCAATGGTATATATGGCTGCGTTTGGCTCTTTAACTCTATTTGATGACAAATCTAAAATTGCTTATCCATATGTTAATTTTGATGTTGTAAGTTCAAAAATAGTTAATAGTGTTAAAACTTATACTATTAGAATGTATGTATGTGAC